GGATGCCACACAGACACCGAAGAACAGCATGGGCATGTGGGTTGGCAATACGCAACCTGTTCACCGCAACTTTAGAGGAGGCACTAAAGTTGGCGGCGGCCGTGACATTGGCAGCATACGCATCGGGGCCACAATTGCACTCAATCATGCGCGGGGACACCCGCACATCGTACTTCGTAGGACTAGAAGGCGACAATGGAGCACCTATGGTCTTCAAGAACATGACAGAGAAGTATGCTGTTGAAGTACCGCCACCACCGGTGCCATTTCCGGACAACATCTGGCACCTCAAAGGAGAATCCTCATGTTTTATGAGGTTTGTGAACATCAAGTATGTCCGCGAGCCACTAGACACACGAGCGATCTCACTCCCCTCGGAGAGGAATGGGTGGATATCAAAGAGAGTGGCAGAGACCTACAAGACGGACTGGCTGTTTAGGAAGTGTTACACGAAGGCAATCTTTGCCGTAGCGCTCGTGGTGTCACTCTTTGAAGCTCGGCAAGCTGAGCGACAACGCAAGAAGTGGATCACCCGCAGGTTTTGGTTGCGCGTGTTCACAGCCATGACATTTCACATGTCAATGGCAGTGGCCCCACCAAAGCTGAGGGTGATAGTGCATACCGTAACAAACACATACCTTGCAATGAAGAGTGTGGACGTGTCATTCAATGTGGTGGATGCAGTATGCATTGAGGGCACAGCACACTCACGCGTGAAGGTGCAGAAACAGTTCCAGATGAAAAGGAATGCGTGTACCAAATCGGCCGATGATCCATGCGACCAACACTTTGGTGCAAGGTCACTGTGGTCGGTCGAAGGATTTTATGCCGACACCTTCAATAACTGCGTCCACAATGAAATCATCTCACTGGAAGGAAGGGTAGGAAAACACCTGCCCCAGCATGACGACCCACATTCAGTACTGAGGGAGTGGATGGTCCTCGAAAGGGACATGTTGCCAGAGATGCTCAGACACATTGAGCCAGTCACGACTCCAATGAAGTTTGAGAAGTGGGTCTCCACTTTCCCGCCCCACAAGCGACGCACCTTCACACGTTTGAAGGAAGATGGATATGAGCTGAAGGCCACCAAGGTGGCGAGCTCGTTCATTAAGCAGGAACTTGTGATGCGCAGAGAGGGTGCACTGGACAAACACAAGGACCCGCGGATGATACAGGGATGTCCACCAGAGCTGACACTGGCGTGCGGTCCGTATCTCCGTAAAGTGGCAAGCCACTTCAAGTCGGGACTAAAGCCAAGTAAACACGACATCCCAGGAAGTGTGGTAGATGGACGACACATCGTCTACACTTGTGGGATGAACGCAGTAGACATTGGCAGGTGGTTTGGGATGGCACTATCATGGGCCGAGTCAGTATGCGGACCAGGAGAGTGGCCAGTGGTGGTGGAAGACGATGAGTCACGTTATGACGAGCACATGACAGAAGGCCCATTCCAGTTCATGGACTCATACTACAGGCACAACCTACCAAAACACGTGCGAGAACACTTGCGTCGCACAGACAAATCTAAAGGCAAGACATCACTGGGCACTAAGTACTCAGTCCCATTCACTATGCAGTCGGGTTGGCCTGACACGGCGACAGCAGACAGCATAGTGAACGCCGCAATGAAAATGAGCATCCACCAAGTGGGCCGACGTTGGATCGCAATCATCTGTGGGGATGATAGCGTTACAATAACTGTAAATACAGAGTTGGCTCTATTGGGAGGTGCGAAGGGTATAGAAGCGGCCTATGCCAAGCTAGGGATGGAGTGTGAAGTGGTGATCAGGGATGACCCCCTGAAGACCGAATTTTGCTCTTCCAGGTTTATGCCAACTGGAGACACATTCGTCCTAGTCCCAAAGATCGGCAAGTTCTTCGGGAGATTGGGATGGGATCGTGTGGACAGAAGCGTGAAAGGCCAACTAGCATGGGGAAGGGGCATCCTTGAGACCGTGAGGAGCTATTCTAGAGTCGATCCGACACTGGAAGCACTTGTGGCGACTCTAGAGCCCCAAATTGGCGTGGGACCAAAGATACAGACCTATGAGATGGTGAATACGTACACGTTTACACCACCAGAAGGACAGTATGTTCCGAAAGCTACAGAAGACGACGTTCTCCTGTACTACGCCACGCACTATGACATGGACAAGGAACTCTATGACGTGTTGATGAGAGAGATCACCCAGATCCGACTCGGAACACCGGCAGGGGGCCCGGTCCTAGCTCATTTGTGTGACTGCGACTGCTAAGTCGCACCTGCCGTACACGGCAAACAGGCCCAACACACCCACAATATGTTAG